TCATGCCTTCCCAGCGGCCAAGTGTCATAATACACAATTAAGAACCATGGTCAATACCCAAAAACACCAGAAATAGGTTTTCGCAGAGTTTCGGAAACAAGAAAACGTAAACATCGTTAACCTCGTTAACCTTTGTTAACCTTTATTAACAACAGGGGGGTTTTCACACGTTTGGCGAAAACCTGCGAAAACCTCTTTGGCCTTATAAATCAACAGCTTGTATAGGTATTTTAGTTTATTAGAGAGATATACCTATTTTTATTAATATTAGTCATTTTCACCCCCTATCTGCCCATACGCGTATATTGGCGAAAAAAACCCTAAAACCCCTTTTGCCTATCTTAGGTTGAGCTTGTCATATTTCAGAACAAAGTGAGAACGATCAGGGACGGTTGTAGGCCATTGAGTGTCGTGGTTAAATCTGGTATTTATAACCTTGAGCGCAAATGGTCGCTGAGCGACGTTTGTTTGGTTTTGGTACGGATGCACCAGATGGGTGGCAAACTACGCTGTAGCACCCCTAGGAATGAGCGGAAACGATATTTGAGGGAGCCAACAAAGAATTGAAGAAGCTACCAATTAAAAAACCTAAGCCAAAGACCAAGCCCCCTTCTGCTGGTCGCGGTCGTAAGTTCGGAGAGATTAACAAAACGACCAAGCTGGTCAAAGGCGCTATGACCGAGGCCTTTGAGCGTCTCGGTGGCGTTGATGGCCTTGTGGCTTGGGGTCGTGAGAATCAAACGGATTTCTACAAGCTTTGGATTAAGCTCTTGCCATTGCAGATAAAAACCTCAAGTGAGAGCTTGATTTATGCGAAGATGGATTGTATAACCATAGACGGCAATCCCCTGCGGTTCGACGTTGGGATTGATGCCAAAAATATGATCGAAGCGGAGCCTATCGAAGAATGAAATACGATATCAATCAAGAGGTTACTTACCTCCGTAGCGATAACGATTACGTTGTGCAGTCTGGCAGCGGCATCGTTAAGGCCATTTTTCTGGATTCCGACTCGCGTGTTGTCGTGCAGGTCAAAGACGGCGATAACGTCTACAACATTCACCTCGCTTGCCTAAATGCGTCGGATGATTTCCGCGCGCAATACGAAGCTCTTGAGGTTCAGGTCAAGGCCCTCAGTGAAGCTGGCAATGCGGAAGTGCGTGCGACCGTGGCTAAGTTTAACGCTGATATCGAATCCCTCAAAACTGCTTTACTTGGCAGCCCTGCGGTGGCGTGATCACTCTACCAGAGATATTAAACCTACCAACAAAACTCATGCCGATGGTTCTTGAGTTTAATCGGTATATCCTGTTTCTGATTGAGGGCGGGCGCGGTTCTGGCAAATCCCATTCCGTCGCCCGTCTGTTGCTCTACGTTGCCGAGCAAAACAAGGTTCGCGTGGTCTGCGGACGTGAATTCCAGAACAATATCGAGGAAAGCGTCTATACGCTCCTCAAAGATTTGATAGCTAAATACAACCTCAACTATGAGGTTTATAAAGCTAAGATCGTCCACCGTGTCACTGGATCTGAGTTTACTTTCAAAGGCTTCCGTGAGCAGGGCGCTACGTCAATCAAAGGCCTTGAGGGCGTGGACATCCTATGGATTGATGAGGCTCAGAGCGTCACAAAGACCACGCTCGATGTCATCATGCCGACAATCCGAAAAGAAAACAGCCGCGTGATATTCACGATGAACAGATTCATGCGTGATGATGCGGTGCCAGAGTACTGCATCGGAAAGGAAAACTGCCTCCATATTCAGATTAACTATTTCGAGAACAACTTCTGCCCGTTAAATCTCAAGATCCAAGCCGAGGATGTCAAGCGCAAGTCAGAGCGCGATTACCGCCACATCTGGCTTGGTGAGCCGCTCAAGACCGCTGACGATTACCTGTTCAATTTCGATAAGCTGCACGCTTCATTCGACATTGTGCCGCGTGGTGATCAAATCCAGATGCGTCAGCGCGTGCTTGGCATTGACTTTGCAGCCCAAGGCAATGACCAATGCGTTGCAACAGTCATCGACCGAGTGACAGCGCCTCAATGGCGTATGACAGAGCGCATCCCTTGGGATGAGCCAGACACAATGGTGAGCGTTGGTAAAATCGTGAATATCATCGGGCAGACACGTCCAGATGTTACAATCATGGACATAGGTGGCATGGGCAAGCCAGTCTTTGACCGATTGAACGAGGTCGGTATGAATATAATCCCGTTTGATGGTGGCAGCACGAACGGAATCGACACGGGAACGTATGCAAATACCCGTGCAGAAGCATATTTCCAGCTCAGAGAGTGGTTCGATCAGGGCTTCCTTATGGCCGATAAAAAGGATATTGAGGTTGTTAAGCAGCTTGAAAAGATCAAAGCAAAGTTCCGCTCGAACGGCGTGCGCATAATCCAAGCAAAGGTTGATATGAAAAAAGAAATAGGTTATAGTCCTGATGATGCAGATAGTTTGATGATGGCCGTCTGGGGCGCTCATCGTTACCTAGGACGCACAGCGAACACGATTTCAACAGGCAACGACTACACAAGCGGCATCCAGCGCCGCACCATTAGGAGGCAGTAACATGAGCTTTTTAGGCATTGGTGGCAGCAGCCCTAAAGTATCCAGAGCACCATTCTATGAAACTAACGAACACTCAGAAGACGCAGCCAAAAAGCGCGCAAGGCTATTTGCGACAGCGGGTCAAGCCTCAGGCGCTGAATTATCGGATGACGGCGTGCAAAAGCGTAAAAATCTTTTAGGAAACTGATAGCCATGCACAGCAAGGAAACTATCCAAGCGCTCTACTCCGCTCTCAAAGTGACGTGGGAGCAGCATCGCAAGAATTGGCTTGAGGTGTCCAAGTTCGTCGGAATTGAGCTAGACACCGACTATATGCAGACGACTGGCAAAGCTGCACAGACAGCCAGCCAAGATAAAGATTTCTTTGTTGATGACCCTACCGCAGCGATTAGCGTAAACCAAGCTGGCGATTATCTTTTGGGCATTATGTGGGGAACAGGCGATAAGACGTTCGATCTTGTACCGTCGCGCTATGCAAAGGAAAAGGCGACAGTGCAAGAAATGGAAGACTATTTCCGCTTCTGCACCGACCAAGCCTTGCACCACATGAATCATCCAAGCGCCGGCCTATCCACGGCAATGCGCCCCTATGCGTATGACCAATTCAGCTTTGGCACGTCGGGAATTGGGTGCTTTATCAACAACGCTTTCCGTGATCGTACAGAAGAAAACGCGCTCGTGTTCTCGAATTATGGCGTTGATAACACACTTATCGACGAAGGCAAGGGCGGGCAGCCTGATATTGTCTTTACGGTTTACAACTGGAAGATCAACCGCATTATCGGCGAGTTCGGCCTTGAAGGATTGCCTAAAATACTCGTCGATGCCTATAACTCCAAGGATTTCAACAAGGACTTCAAGCTGGTGTTTGGTTTCTACCCGCGCGAAGACTATGACCCGAAGGTCAAGGGCAAGCGTGGCACGCGCTATAGAGGCGTATGGTTCTTAGATGGCTATGAAGATAAATCAATCTTCAAGGAAGAAGACTTCAAAGACCGCCCGATTGCTATTGCCCGCGCTATTAAGCTGCGCGGTGATTCCTATGGTCGCTCGGCTGGCACGCTCATTCTGTCAACCATTCGCTCGGTCAACTTCATGGTTGGCAATGCCATTGAAACAGTTGATAAGATGGGACGCCCGCCGCTTGGTATGTTTAACTCTGCCCTGTTCGGCGATAGCATCTTTGACACAAGCGCCGATGGTCTGACAATCTTCAATCAAGCCTTCTCAACTGGTGGCAATCCTGTGTTTCCTATACATGACATAGGCGACCCGTCTGCAATCCTGCAATTCATTGTCCCGTATCTTAACGAGAAGATTACGACGGCGTTCAAGGTTGACGCTCTTCTTGACTTCTCAAGCGCCAAAGAGATGACGGCAACAGAGAGTTTGCAGCGCTATGCAATTCGAGGAAAGTCCCTATCAGGGTTCCTTATCCAGCAGAAGAATGAGCTTCTCGTGCCTCTTGTAAAGCGCTCTGTAAACGTTCTGTATAATCTTGGAGAGATGGGAGTTGACGCGCGCAACAATCCTGATGTTATCAAGAAGTTTATTCGCACAGGTAACGCGGGCCGCATTATCCCGCAGGCTATTCTTGATTGCATTGATGAGGGCCGCCCGTGGTTCGAGATTAAGTTCAACAATGAGCTAGAGAAGCTCACACGCACAGAGGCCGTGCAAAACCTCGTTCAAATCCTGCAAGCCATTACAGGCATTTCCGCAGTTTATCCACAGATCATTGATGCAGTGGACTGGTATAAGCTCATTGCAGAGATTAATAGCAATCTTGATCAGAATAGCCAGTTGCTCATTGGTGAGGATAACTTTAAGAAGATGATCGAGGCCCAAGCTCAAGCGCAACAGCAAATGATGCAGCTACAGGCAGGTCAGGCTATGGCACAGGTTGGCAAAGATGCAGCATCTGCTAACAAACAAAACAGCGAGGCCATGAATGTCTCTAGATAGAATTGAAGCCTTGCAGAATGCCAGTGAAGCCGCACAGCAAGCGAACAGAGAAAGCCTTGCTGAATACAAAAAGGCTTTGAATGGTGTATGCACCACGCCCAACGGACAGTTCGTTATGCGCTCACTCATTAAGGCACTCGGTGTTTTCGAGCCGCGACGCGATTATACGCAAGGACTTGTTGAGTTTAACGCCAAGAGGGATGTCTATCTTGGGTTAATACGGCCGTTTTTAACGGCTGAAATTATAAGGGAGCTAGAGAATGGATGAAACACAAGTGCAGATACCGCAAAATGCGCCTGCCGATGTTACACAACAAACGCCACAACCTGAAAGCACTCAACAACAAGTACAAGCTTCTACGCCAGAAGCAACACCGCCAACAGAATTCAAGGTTCCTGATGCTTATGCTCAGAAGGGATGGGCCTCTAAGGTCAAATCTCAGGATGATCTTTATAAGCTGGTCGACAATCTCGATGGTCTGGCGGGTAAAAAGACAATCCAACCGATTGACTACAGCAAGGCTACTCCAGAAGAGATTGAGGCGTATCATGCAAAGCTGCGCCCTGCTGATGGAAACGCTTATAAGTTTGCGGAAGGCTCTGACCCTGTATTTAGCAAGGCGGTCGCTGATGTGTTCCTAAAGAATGGTATCTCTGAATATCAGGGCAATGAGATTATTAAGGCAGTCAACGAAGTATCCGCTACGGCATATCAAGCTAAGCTAGAAGCTGATACAAGCCTTGATGGTTATAACGCCATGATGGCTGAAACATTCGGCGAGAAAGCGTCTGGCGTTTCTGGTTTCGTCGATAGCAATCTTCGGAAGCACGCAACCGATGCTGATAAGCAGCTCTTTGACAACGTGGACAACAAAACACGCGTTGCCATTGATCGCACTGTGTTTAACATTCTCAAGGCCTATGGCGTGACTGAAAGCGGTGCCCAAGCTGGTGCGCCTTCTGTATCGCCTAACTCGAATGTTGAAGCCACACGCACGACATTGCGCGAACAAATCAGAGCGCTCGAAAGCAAGCCGCACTCACCAACCGAGCGCGCTGCACTCATTGACCGTCTTAACAAAACCTATCAGAAGTAAGGGGAAAACAAATGTCCAAAGTACTGAACGCCACAATCTCTGGCACCTACAAAACAGCTAAAGGCGACGTGATCGACTACGATAACGTTAAGATCGTGATGCCGCTTGTAGAGCGCGACCTTGCAGAAATGCACATTCAAGGCCGCTACGCTGCACCTGCTATCAAGGCCGATGGGCGCTTTAAAGATCGCATTGACATCATTACGCGCGTTTATGTCGATGAGATGGAAGAAGCAGAAGCTGAGCTATCCATGTTCGGAAAGAACATTCTTGAGATGAGCTTTGAAGAGCTTCAAGACCTTGCCACGCTTAAAGACCTGCGCCGCGTTCCTCTGGCAAAAGACATCTCTGGCGTGTCTATCCGTGAAGTGCGGGCCCGTGCCTATGAGGAATATTGCCGCATTGCGCTTAACCGCATTGTTGATGCTGACCTCAATTATACATCATTAGAGCCTGTTTTTGTTGATGACGAAGGAAGCCGCCGTGAGTTCGGAAGCCGCAAATCAGGTGAAGCCTCTATCGAAACTGCATTCGCTGGCGAGACAGAAAAGAGCGCGTTTACTCTGGCAGAGCTCAAGAAAATGGCGAAGCAACGCGGAATTGACATCCGTGGTAATGTTGGCTACGATAAACTTCACGCAATGCTTTTTGCGTAATATCGTTTACTCCATGTCCTAAAACTAGGCTGCATCTCTAAACAAGATGCGGCCTTTTTTTATTTTCTCTTTTTTCAGTCAAGCCATTAGTATATATTAACGACATGGATACTCCGCGCCTGCGCGACCCATGATTTAAGGAAGCCCTATTTTGGATACCTTCCGCCCCGTGAACAATCGAATAACTTACCTTAAAGGAGTGGCATTATGCCTTCTTACACATCTAGCCCGAGTATTGATCAAGCCGCAAAGCTCAACTTCCAAGATTCTTTCTATGAGCTGGCGCAACAGTCCAAGTCTAAGCTGGTCAGCGGTGGCGCTATTCGCTTCCTGCCGTCTGCTGGTAAGACGAACAACATGGCACGCATTGGCCGCCTTGAGCTGTCAGAGGTAAACACCCGTAACCCTGATAAGCAATATGGTGACTATGCTCTTGATAACCGTCAGTTCACAAAGCGTCGGTTTACCAAGACCATTCAGATTGATGCCAAGTATGACATTAACGAGCTTCTGAAAGACCCGTCTTCGGACATTCTGAAACAGCTCGACAATGCCAAAGAGCGTGTCATCGACCGTATCGCCATTGCTGCGGCCGTTGGCCCTGTTCTGGTTGGTGCGCCTGATGCAGCTCCAACCACTGTTTCGGCCGCTTCTGATGGCGTTCTGACGATTGATGGTACTGCTGGCGTAACATACACCACAGTCCAGAAGGTCACAGAAAACTTCATCAATAACGACGTGCCTTATAGCTCGTTCTCTGGTGCTATCATTGCCTTTACTGGCAAAGAGAATACCGCGATTATGAGCGACGACAAGTTTATCCGTAACGATTACATGTCGGGCATGCCTGTTGAAAAAGGCGTTGCTGAAAAGGCTGGCGTTTATCGTGTTGTCCTGTTTGCTGGCTCTGTAAATGGCGGCGTGCAGGTTCCTAACCCGATTCTTCCAGAAGGTACGACCACGCGCACTTGCGTTGTGTTGGCCCCTCAGTCGATTGCTATGGCAATGGAAGTCGGCGAAGTTGGTATTGAAAAGTCGGCAACCAAAGTGAACAGCTACGATATCACCATTGATTTCTGGATTAACGCAATGCGCGTTGAAGGTGTCATGGTTCAGCTTATCACGACAACAATGTAAGGAGTATGAAAAATGGCTGTTATCAAAACTACTGGCGCTCTGGCTAAACCCCGTGATCCTATGTATGGCACAGGCAAGGCAATGCGCAAGATTAACGCTCATGCCTCACTCGTAGCGGCTTCCATGGCGAATGGCGACATTCTCGAATTGGCTGGCCCGTTTACGTTTGATGCTCGCATTGATCGTGTGTTTTCGCCTAACGCAACGCCTGCCCTGACAGCGGCAACAGATAGCAAGCTTGGCTTCTTCAAGAAGGGTACGGACGGGTCTCTGTCTGTTATCAAAGCTGGCTCTGATGCTCTGTTGTGGACTGGTGCCACTCTGGCTGCGTCGTTAAGTGCGCGTGATTTGCTTATGAGCTTCACGCCTGCGCTTGATCGTACAAAGAGCATCGGCGAATTGCTCGCCATGGGCCGTGACCAAGAGGTAACTGGTGGCGTCTGGCTCGGCTTGACATTCCCGACGAAGCCTTCGGTCAACGGTACTCTTGATCTCGATATCGAGGTTGAGGAAGCTACACGCGACTAATATGGTATGTTGATTGGCGGGGGCGTAAAGCTCCCGCTGGTCTTCTTGTTTTTTAGAGGTGGCAAATGTCTAACAATTCCAAGATTGATATTTGCAATATGGCCCTCGGCCAGCTTGGCAATTACGGCACAATTAACGATATAGATACACCGACAACAGAGAAAGAAAAAACGTTCTCTCTCTGGTACGACGTTTCGCGCGAGGCTTTGCTCAAGATGGTAAAGCCTAATTTCGCTTTGCATCGTCGCATACTGGCAAAGCTATCTGAAACACCTGCTTTCGGTTATGCCAACGTCTACGAATACCCTTCCGATTTCCTGCATATTCTCGGCATTGGCAACATTGAGGATAAGGCGAACACATACACGATTGAAGGCAACAGGCTTTATACGGATGAGCAGTATCTAGAAGGCTTGCCGCTGCGTGGTGTTCTTAATTTCACTGACGTTTCGCTGATGCCGTCAGACTTTAAGATTCTTCTGTCTGTTTATCTCGCAGCTAATACAGCGCAGACAATCACACAGGACGCTAACAAGACCAAGCAAATGCTTGACATCTTCACCTATAACTTGGGCGCTGTCGCAGGTATGCAGGCGCAAGAGAATATGCCTATTCGCATAAGCCGTTCACGCATTGAGATAGCCCGTGCGCTTGGCGACGTTTCAGGGGCAAGTAAGAAATGAAAGTAAAAACGTCCTATAACAACTTCTCTCGTGGTAAGATTGACCATGATCTTATGGGGCGTTTTGACCTGCCGCTTTATAGCTCTGGCGCTGATAAGTTCGATAACTTCTATTCAAACTTCAAGGGCAATGCAATCTTTAGAGCGGGCCTACAGGACATGATTGGGGCTGCGTTTCAGGATTGCGCTTTCTATGAGTTCAAGTTCTCGAATAGCCAAAGTTACATTATCGTAGCGTATAACGGTTATTTCCGCTTTCTGTCATACGATGGCAGCGGGACTTTCGGTTGGGTTCTTGATGGGTCTAGCAATATCTTGCAGATCGCCTCACCATATAACCTTGCAGAGAGCAAAACGCTATGTGTCACACAAAACGCTGACGTGATGATCATCACTTGCGCAGGGTTAGCACCGCGTGAGCTTAAGCGTGTCTCTGCTAATAACTTCACACTGGCCGCTTATACCTATACTGGCGGGCCAACTAACCCATATCTGTGCCTATTCTATAAGGGCAGACTCTATTTCGCGCGCACTGCATCACAACCGACGACGATTTGGGGCTCTGAAACAGGCGACTTTGACGATTTTGTAATTCCTGGCACTGTGACGGCCGTAACGCCATTGCAGTTCACGCCTTCCGAGATTGCGCAGCCTCTTGAATGGCTCTTTGGTGGTGATAACTCGCTTGTGTGTGGTAGCTCTGACGGTGTTATCGCTGTAAACGGTGGCGGCGTGGGCGATGCAATCACTGCTGAAAGCATCGAGGCCACCCTAACATCTTCTGATGGCGTGAGCCCTGCCGTTCCGCTCAAGAAAGACGGCAAGGTGTTCTATGTCGGGCGCAATAGGCGCAACATTTACTCTTTCAGCTATGATTTGCTGACAGAAAGTTTTGTTGCCAAGGACGCAAACTTCATTTCTTACGATATAACCGATGGACTTATTAAAAAGATCAGGTGGAAGAAAGACAAAGACGATCTTATCTGGTCTCTTGATGACGCTGGCAATATGCTCTCTCTCAATTACAATGAGCCTGAGAACATTGTGGGCTGGGCGCGGCATACAACAAACGGCACAGTTAAAGATATTGCCTCGATCACAGACAATGAAGGCAATCCGCAGCTATTCGCGCTTGTCTTGCGCGGCTCAAGCTACTTTATCGAAAAGCTGGCAGATCGTGTCGAGTTTGTAGAGCGCGTTGACTTCTTCACAGGCAATGATCAAGAGGATGAAGACGCTTATCGCCGCATGATCTCTGAACAGTTAAAGCAGTGCGTCTATGTTGATTGCGCAGTGTCCTATAGCAACCTGTCAACAGTCTCTATCTCATACAATAGCGGCACTGGGAACATAACTGCTGCAAGTAGCTCATTCAGCGCTGGCGACGTTGGCAATCACATAACGTATAAGACCGTGACAGGGTACGAGTTCGGGCGCTTTGTCATCACTGCATATGTCAGTGCAACCGTTGTCTCTGTTGATGTGCTGCAAGAGCCGAGCACGACGACTTATGCACTATGGTATAAGTCTTTCAGCACATTGTCTGGCCTGTCTCAGTTCAATGGGCAGAGTGTGAGCGTCGTTTCTGACGGTGGCTACCTATCAGACTTCACAGTAAGCGGCGGCGAGATTGATTTCACAAACCAAGTGAACAGTGTCGTTATTGGGTACAAGTATGCTGGTGTCGTTAAGTCGTTCTCTCTTGGGTTCGCTAATGGCGCCGAGCAAACACAGGCAACATTTAAGACAATATCTCGCGTGGGGTTCCGTTGCGTTGCGTCTGCTGGCATTAAGTTCGGCACGACGCGCTATCGCTTAGAGCCGCTGCAAGATATAAATGATGGCGACCTGAATTACCTACCGCCTGCGCCTATTGATGGCACAAAATATCTGAGCTACTCTGACGATAACGAAAGAGATAAGTTCTTTTTTGTTGTTCAAGATGATCCGCTTCCGTGCACGATTACCTGCGTTATTGTCGAGGCTAACTATTGATGCTTATAAGACCATATATTAAAGGCGATGAGATAGAGATTTGCCCGAATGAGTACTCTAGGCCAAAGGATGATGAGCTTTCTTACTGTGATGAGGTGCTAACAGCGTGCCAAGATGACGGTGCTCCATTCTTAGTGGCTGGCATATCAAACTCAGACCCTGAGCTTTTGCATGGTTTCTTCCTTATTGGGGATAGATTAGGCTTCAAAGAGGCAAGATTTGTCAAGAATAACATGGCTAAACACTTCCACAACAGGCCGCAAAAGGCTATTATGACGATAAGTGTTGATGTCGCCATTATAAATAAATGGCATAGGTTCTTGGGCATGACTGATTTGGACTGCCCTGTTGAGATTAACGGCACATTGTGCAAATCGTGGGTGATGACATGGGCGTAGAAGTCATAGTGGCTGCGGTTACAGGTGGACTTGCTCTAGGGCAAGCTGTCGCTGGTATGTCTGCGGCTCAAAAACAGGCGAAAGCCACTGCGGCAGAAGGAACGCTCGTCGCCAAGAATAAGGCGCTTGAGGTGCAGCGTAAGGCAGCTGCAGCGCAATCCTCGTTCCTGACGTCTGGACTAACGCTTGAAGGCACGCCAGAGCTTTCGATTAACAGCATCTTTAAGACTGGCATCGAAGACATTGGCGCGATTAAAACAAACTATGATGCTAAGGCTAAGAGCATTATAACAAACGCACGCACTAAAGCGCTCACTGACCTCGGCATGACGGCTGCAACAATGTATGCAGGCGGCGGTTTTGGTGGTGGCGGTGCAAGTGTGCAATCAGTAAGCGTTCCTTCTCCTCAAACATTTGGGCCCTAACAACATGGCACAGCGCGACTTAACGACATTCAGAGAAGTAACGCAAGTTCCTGCTGATATTAGCGGAGAACAAATGGTTTCCGCTGTCCTATCAGCTGGGCAAGAGATTCAGCGCATTGGCACTGAAGCTAAAATAGCCGAAAACATTAGCGCAATGCAGCTTGATATGCAGAAGATGCAGGATGAATATCGCGTTAAATATGAGGCAGACCCTGCCGCTGGCATTGCTGAATACAAGAAGGCGCGCGATCAGCTTGCCAATGAATACGGTAGCAAGATCAATCCATTCTACCGTGGACAGTGGAACGCGAAAATCCTAGATATGTCAAGCCGTGACAACCTATCGCAAGAGGCTTGGTCTATAGATCAGGGCAAGCGCAATGTTGTCCAGTCTGTCAACACGTCCGTAAGCAACTACCTCAAACAGGCTATGAATGATGGTCTGAATTATGGAACGACTAACGGCGGCGATATTCAGGCCGTATTAAATAACGTTTCAGGCCGAAATGATATTTATAACTTCGCAAAAGAAAACCTAGGCGAGATTACGGCGCAAAAGCTTCTCACTAATTTTGATAACGATTATGTGAAAACATTCGTTTCTGGTGTCGGTGATAGCAATCCGCGCAAGGCAATGTCTCTTCTTGAGGATGAGGCCGTAAAAGCAAAGTTCAATAATCCTGAACAGTGGCTGACAATGCGCAATGCTATGGAGCGCCGTGCAGAAATTGCAGACCGTAAAGCAGAAGAACGCAATATTCTTTCTTCATCACGCGGTGAGGCCGCATTGCTTCAAGGCTCTGGCTCAAAATCATATTCAGACCTTGCGACAGAGATGGAAAAGATTGGCGTTTCAGACGACGTTAAGCAGGTCGTTATGCGCTTGAATGGCTTTGGTGAAGGTCAAAAGAAGCTAAATAATATACAAAAAGAAACATTCAAGATAGAGCTTTACAAGTCTCTTGAGGAAATGCTGACTGGTGAGAATACGTCAACAGCCGATGTTGCCGCGTTTCAAACACAGATTTTCAAGGCTATGAATAACGGAGCTATAACAGACAAAGAAGGGGCTGAGTGGATTAACAAGCTGGCCGCACCTGCTATTGCTGCCAAGGAAAAAGGTCTTGAAGATTTTTCAGACACAGAAATAACACCTTGGCAAGATGATCTTGGCTTCGTCGGTATCAAGAAGATGGTCGATGAAAAGATGACCATTAAGCCAGACGAAGGCGAAGATACTCTCACACCTACGCAACAGCTTGTGAACAACTCTCGTCGCATTAAGATGTATGATTATTACATGGCGGCCCTTAACGACACTGCAAGCGCTGTAGGAATCAGCATTGATAAGATTCCAGACCTAGGCGAAGGGAAGAGGCGCAAGATCTATAATGATGCTCAAAGGCATGCTGTAGAGATGTATTCTCGTGATGTGAGCCCAGCCATATCACTCATGCCTGAATCACCTGACGCTGTGCTTAAAGATGGGCAGCTTGTATCCGTACCAAAAACAAGAGAAGGCACGAGCCCTAAGTCTAGCACTAGCAAGCCTTTTAAGGTAGTTTATCGCGATGGGTTTTATGCGCGCCGCTATGAAGACGGAACATTTGAGAGGATTAACTAATGTCGGATAATCTAACGCCTGATGATAAAGAGTTCTGGGATAAGGCTCAGGCCATAGATGAAAAAACTCTTAATAGTAAAGAGTTCTGGGCTGGCGCTAAAGAGCTTCCAGAAGAGCAAGCCGTTGTATTAGACGAACGCAATACGCGCGCTGTGTCTGTTCCCATGTCTCTCAAAGGATATGAAGCTGATTACATGATCAAGCGCGACGTCGATGGTGTTAAGCGCTTCTGGGGTCAACAGGACATTAACGAAGTAGAATCCTTATGGCGCGGCATTGCGACTGGCACAGTTCTCAACCTGCCACAGGTTGCTGGTGGTCTTATGCAGCAAACTGGAGAAGCTAAAGGAAAATTAGAAAAGCCAGATTTACCTGACTTTGTTCAGAAAGTATTTGATTACAACAATAAAGTTGCATCAAAAGTTGCGTCTTTTTTTCCTAAAAGTGCACAAGAGTTCCGCATGGAAGACCTTGTAAATAAGCTAGGTGAGACTTCTGGAAAGCCACAAGAGAGAAACATTCCAGAGGTATTAAGGAACGTTGGTCCGAACACTGAGAAGATTGCAAAATATGCTATCTCTTTTCTTCCTAAACCTATTGAGGATTTTATAACAAAATATCACGAGAACAACATCGCTGATGACATGACAAAATCTGTTGTTGATAAGCTAGGTGGATATGATGCCATAGCCGAACAAGGCAAGTCTCTTGTTAATAGAAACAAGAAATGGCTTTCTGATATAGGTTATGACAAATCAGAAAATCATCCTATCATATATGATCTTGCATCTGGTGCAGGAAGCCTTCTTCAAACGCTTGGGCTTTATGCGATGACGCGAGGTGCCGCTGCACCGCTTGCGTTCACTGGCGCGCAGGCTAATGCACAGGCTTATGTAGAAGCGCGTGATGCAGGCGCAACACCTGATAAGTCATCATTTATTGCAACACAGCGTGCAGCGGCCGAAGTGGCTCTTGAAAAGGTTGGTCTTGATTGGTTCATGAAAGGCATCGCTTCTAACACAATGGTCAAGAAGTTTGCGACTGGCTTCATCACTGAGGGATTGCAAGAGACGTCACAAGCGACGGCAGAAGAAGCAATCATGCAGGGCTACGGCGTGCGTGATAAAGAGCTAAAGAAGACTATCCAAGACATTCTATATCAGGGCGCAATCGGCGCTGTCGTCGGAGGCGGTGGCAGCGTAGCTAGAGGCGCGTTCGTTAAAGATCAGGCTGAGCAGCGCGGCTTGCCTAAAGACCTAGCAGACAAGCTCGCAGCATACGCGCAAAGCAATGCGTACATGATATATGAAAATCTGACAGAGTTTCTTGATAAAGAGGTGTCTCCTCTTGTTGATAGCGACCCAAACTCAGCAAAGTTCATGCAGCTTGCAAAAAATCCAGACCTAAAATATGAGGACTTAGACGAAACAGACAAGCAGATTTATGACGACTTCATGGCGGCTTTTAACAGTAGCTTAAAAGACGACACTGCCGTGTCAAAAGTAGAGAAAAGCTTCTATGACATGGCTATAGAAAATGGTGTCAGAGAAGACTGGGCAGCCGCTAACTCAAAGCTCATTGGAAAATATGCTGACTATGCTGGCCGCGCTCTTGGTGTGTCGCCTATTGAGTGGTATCAGAGCCTAGGGCTAGGCGTTAAGGTCGATGAGGCTACAGGTGAGGCAGCAATTTCCAATGCTTCTGATGGCGATAGAGTGCTCAACTCTCTCCGCAAGTATGCCATGAACATTAAACAAAAAAACGAAAAGCGCACCGAGCGCTTTAACGCGCGCATGAATGAATATAAGCGCGTTGTTAAAGACGAGTTTATGGGCGACGAAGCCATGGCAAACCGCGCTGGCATTAACAAGCCGTCTTATAGCGTGTCAAAAACAAAGACGGGCCTTAAATATCCTGTGCTCAATTACCTGAAACAAAAAGGCGGCATTAGCCCAGAAGGCACATTTGCCAAGTTCTTGAAAACTCTTGACGTAACGCCAAAGAGATTGCCGTTTGCGTTCAGCAAAAAAGGATTTGATGAGGTTGACAATATTCCAGTCGATGAGTTTGTGAGCGCATTTGGTGGAATGATTAGCCCGAAAGAAAGCAACGGTTACGTTGACCTTGACTGGCTTCGTGAGGCTGTTCGCTCTGAGGTATCTGGAAGCCCAATCATAGCTCAAGAAGACATTGCCATTAATAAGACAGAGCAAGATCTATACTTAGAAGCTTTAGAGGCTGATGGCATTGACATTCTTACAATGTCAAATGATGAGATTCGCGCGAAGTATCTAGAGGGTGGTGACGTTAGGTATCAAGGCGGCAATGAGTTCGATCAGGCTGACGGCACGCCATACAGCGAGCCTACGATTGAGGTTGATGGCGTAACCCGCTCGACCACGAATAGCAAAGGCAATCCTATCGCAGCGACGAAGGAAGGTCTTGAAAACTTCTGGCGCTGGTTCGGCGATAGCAAGGTTGTCGATGCAGATGGTAAGCCGCTGGTGGTTTATCATGGGACTAACAAAACAGAGAATGGAGAATCTTTCACTGTATTTGACACTTACGCATCTCGTTATGGCTTGATGGGTACTGGGTCTTATTTCACTGAAGACCCTGATGTTGCGAGTAGCTATACGACGAAAGGAAACGGAGATAGTCCGTCTGTATATCCTGTATATGTTTCTCTTAAAACTCCTATTGATATGGACGCGCCTGCTGAAAAGTCACAATGGGAAAAGCAATTTGATGCTGCTGAAGACTATCATGAAGGCGGCGATAAAAATGAAAACTGGTTTAGAGCTTCTGAGGATAGCCTTAAAGACCAAATGATACCTTCTTGGGAAGGTGCTGAGATTATGCAAGATAGTTTGCGCGCAATGGGTTATGACGGTGTGACACATATTGGAGGGGGTAGAATTAAAAGTGACAGCGTAGAGCACAGAGTTTGGATTGCCTTCGACCCAACACAAATCAAATCAATCAATAATCGCGGCACATTCTCGCCTGATGACGCGCGCATTTTGTATCAGTCCAACAAAGAAGCACTCGGTCAAACAGAGTTCTTTGCAGATGGTAAGAAGCTGATAACTCTATTTAAGAACGCGAACCCGTCAACATTGCCGCATGAGCTGGCGCACGTCTTCTTGCGTGACATGATGCGCGTAGCAGAGGTCACGACGCGCCCTAATGTTCGCGCAGACTGGGCCGCTATAAAGAGTTTCTTGGGCGTTAAAGGCAACAACAAGCTCACAGTGGCGCAAGAAGAAAAGTTTGCGCGTGCTTATGAGGCGTTTTTGTTCAAAGGCAAGACAGAGGTTCAGGAAATGTCTAGCGTTTTCGAGCGCTTCAAAGCATGGATTGGCGGCGTTTACAAGCACATCACTGATCTAAACGTTACTCTTTCACCACAGATTGAAACAGTCTTCCAGAAGATGACGGGCGGCGGTTATGCAAAGACGCAACAGGAAATTGACAAACGCGACGCCACTCTGAAAAAGATATATGAAGACGCGCTCAACACTGACTTTGGCTATAAAAACAGAAACGATATGCTCGATTCTGTTGGCGATCTTGCAACGAACATCGGCGCTCCATTGTCAACACGGCTTAGGGCTATTAGCAAAGATATTATGCACGCCTTGCGCCGCTTCGAGTTTAATGTGCGCATGAGCAGACATAAAGACTTGCAAAAGATCATGCCGTTTCTGGATGCTATACGCACATCTAAGATGAGCAAGGACGATTACAAGATATTAGACCTAGCGTTGAAAAATAACGATAAGGCGACGGTTAATGATATCCTTGAACGGTATGGCATTGCAGAACAATTCCAGTTAGTTCGTGAGGTTATTGATGACCTTTACATGAGGGCAACTGAGGCCAATCTGGAGATTGGCTTCATCGAGGATTATTTCCCGCGCTATGTTAATCCAAAAAACTTCATAGACTATCAGTCGTATATCTATGGCATTGATCCTGAGACATACTCGAAAATAGAACGAGATATGAAGATTAAAGACCCGCAAGGCAAGATGAACGATGAGCAGAAAGCCGAGTTCATCAATAGCTGGTTGCGTGGTTATGGAACGAACAAGGTAAACGCAAGCAAGAAGTCATTCGAGAAGGCGCGCTCTGTTAATTATGTAACGGCAGAAACGCAGCATTATTATGATGACAGCTTAAAGACGCTTGTGCGCTATATCGAAGGCATGAACGAGCGTATCCAGCTTGTGAAGTTCTTAGGAAAAGATAAGGATCAGATAGAAGAAAGCATCGGAGCATATACCCGCAATCTTCTTGCAACAAAGCAGATTAACTTCAAGCAAGAAGAAGAAATTAAAAAGGTTATGATGGCCTATTTCAACAGCAAAGGCGTGCGCACAACAGCGCTGGCCTCGCTGCGTGATCTTGGCTATATCTCGACGATGGGCAGCTTTTCAAGCACCGTTACACAGATTGGCGACTTGGCTTTTTCCATGTATGAAAACGGCTTCTTTAACACGCTGAACGGACTCGGTCGCTCTGTGGTTGGTAAGCAGATTTTGAAGAAAGAAGACTTGGGCATTGAGCAAGTCGCAGCCGAGTTCAAAGATGAAAAGGCGACATCAAAGTGGGTTAATCGTGTCTTCAAGCTAAACTTGATGCAAGGCATTGATAACATTAACAAAGAAGCGTTTATAGCTTCAACATTCAAGAAGCTGCAATCAGAGGCCAGCAAGGGAAGGCTTGATCTTGATGGTGTGTTTGGTGATGCCCAACGGTCAACACAGGCTTTGAAAGACATAAAAGAAGGCAAGCTCACAGAGGACGTTAAATACCTACTGTTCTCTAAGCTACTCGACTATCAGCCTATTTCGCTGCTTGAGATGCCAGAAGCCTATGTAAAAGGCGGAAACTGGCGCGTTTTATATATGCTCAAGTCTTACACGCTGAAACAATTCGACGTTTACAGGCGCGAAGTTATCTGGGAAATGAAGAAAGACCCAGTGCAGGGGATGAAAAACTTTGTGGCGCTCACGTCTTTTTTGATGATTATGGGCATGGCTGCCGATGAGATTAAGGACTTCATGTTTGGTCGAACAACAGAGTTTAGCGACCGTGTTCTTATCAATATCCTAAAGATTGCTGGCGTCTCTAAATACACGTTCTATAAGGCAAACCGTGAAGGATATCTGAACACGCTTTATGATACTGTCTTCTTGCCGTCTGCTTTGTGGTCGCCTTTCGACACGCTTATCAGAGACGTGCAAAGCGCAATGAAGGACAATAAACCGAAGACGATTGAGGATTTCCGCATATGGTCTCAAGTTCCTTTAGTCGGCAAGTTCTATTTCTTCTGGTTCGGTGGTGGAAAAGATGACTAATCTATTTTTTCGTGGGTTCATTTATTGTATACTGCCAGACGGGAGAGAATCTTGAGTATTTCTGACAACTACACGCCTATTAAGGCGCTAGGAAATGGTGTCACAACCACGTTCAGCGGATCATGGAAAATGATCAGCGAGGATTACTCGCGCGTGTGGCTTGAGTCTGTCGCGACAGGCGTTCAAACGCTCAAGGTGCTAGACACAGATTACACGGTTGCTATTAGCGATAGCGGTTTTGTTGTGACAATGTCCTCCGCACCGACAAATGCGAACTATGTCGTTATCGGCCGAGAGGTTCCTAAAGATCAGCTTGACCCGTATAAGACCTCGAAGGGGTTTCAGGGCAGCGTGCTAGAGGGCAGCTTAGATAAATTATCGGCTATTACGCAAGACTTGCAAGATCAGGTAGACCGCACATTGAAGCTAAAGGTCGGCACGGCTACATCTGGCATTGAGTTAGGCGACCCTGTAGCTAATAAGGCTTTGATATGGGATGCAGCAGGCGAAAACATTATTTCATCTACTGATGACTTTGGCGATGCAGCCGCTCGGGCAGAAGCCGCCGCAGCTCTTGCCGAAGGGTATGCAGATGCGATTGTTAATGGCACATCGTTTAGATATATGGGAGTTGCTGGCGGTACTGCAAACGCTATTACGCTAACAAACACTGTGCCAATCACGAGCTATGTCGTTGGTATGGGTATTGCGTTCCGTGCGACGCTGCCAAACACAAGCGCAACTACCATCAACATTGACGGCGTTGGGTCTGCTTCTATTATCACAAACCGAGGGTCTTCGCTTGCAGGATATGAGATGGTAGCAAATGGCTACTATCTCCTTGTATACAATGGCACGTCGTTTAAGCTGCTTAATACATCAGCGCTTGAAACTGGTGATATTTCAAACAGTGCAGTGACATATACTAAAATACAGAACGTGAGCGCTACGGATAAAATACTTGGTAGGTCTTCTGCTGGTGCTGGTGTCGTGCAAGAGATCACCTGCACACAGGCTGGCCGCGATCTTCTTGATGATGCTAACGCTGCTGCACAGCGGACGACGCTCAGCCTAGGCACTGCATCAACACTGAACACAGGCACAGCAAGCGGGGCTATACCATTGCTGGGCTCTGGTGGCGCGCAAGTCGTTGCATCGTATAGCATTGCAGACAATGCAGTGCAGACAATAGCAATGCCTTCTGTTGATACTGTTGTTATGGCGTTGATTGGTTCTTCCGGTCATAAGCACGCAATGGTTATTGCGCGCATGGGAATGTCTCCATTGATCACATCAAGCGCCAATGTCGTCTG